TCTTTGGGTTTGCTGAAAAGATTTTTAAGAAATTGTAACATAAATTCTCCTATGTTGTATTTATATTTTAGTGACAGCTCACTAGTAAAAACACTTGATCTATGGTTTTGTTGTCATATATAATAGTACATAGGACGCTGAATAGGTCGGGTCCTATAGTAAACTCGCTTATCAAGGAGAAACACATGTTTACAGCAGACGCACTCATCGACACCGTACAAACCGGTAAAAAGACTTTTGTCAACACATTCGTCACAAACGAAACAATCAAAGAATCAATGATCAAGTTCATTGACGCACAAGCAGAGTATACCAAAAAAGCCGCCAAGGTTGGTATGGATACTTTCACTTCGGTGGCCAGCGAATCACTCAAGGCCGCACAAGAAGCTACCAAATTTGACTATGTTAAGTTTGGCGAAGGCATTATGAAGGCTTACACAGCCCAAACATCTAAAAAGTAATACAATACCTAAGTATTAACTTTTGCAAGCCCCAGATTTTGGGGCTTTCTCTTGACCAATAATTACTCATTTGCTATAATTACAGCATTATGAAGCCAATTCATTTTTCTCTTCCGCTGGTCAAAGAACGTCGTCATCGTGCCCTGTTCGATGATGACTTGCCGTTCCGCCACCGTGTTCAACGGCCCAAGACTGATTATCGGCGCAAGCCTAAACACAAAAATCGAGAGGAAACATGAAACTCTTTGCACCGGTGCTGTTGGCCACACTTGTAGGCTGTGCGGCACCTAACTATGTACCCCCAGCGTCGGTCGCGGCCATGCCTAACGACTGTGCTAATAGACAGGCACTTATTAACTGGTTAGAAACACAATCCGCAATTCCTCGACAGGCATTTGAAAGTGAGAAACACTATGAACAGACACGTTCGCAGATTCGCCACCGTTTGTGGCTTGTGCGTTATAACTGTCAGCCTGTTTAGTGGCTGTGCGGCTTATCCTGATGCTACTCGTATACCCATGTCCACCATTGACTTAAATCATTTTCAAGTTGATTGTCGTCGCAAAGATGAGCAAGTGGCCATGTTGCAAGCCATGCGCCAAACTCCCAATGAACAATTTGCTAGTCGTATTAGAGCTATGAATCCTTTTGTTTGGACCAGTGATCATGACGTGGCATTTAATAATCCTAACAAATATATCAATTACCATCTAAGTAATTTAAGGTATTGCCCATGAAACGATTGCTAATTGCCGCACTGATACCAGTGACCACGTTGGCCAGTGAATGTGTATTGAATTCGCGTACAGTCACCGCAAGTTCGGTTCAGATTGAAGAACGCTCGGCTTTAAGACAAGAAGTTGTAACAGCACCAAATGGTGCTCGCAGATGTATTGCCAGCTTCAAAGCCCGAATTGGTGCATCATGGTATTGGACACAAGGGCAATATGATTGGACAGATGGTAGACCCAGAGCCGAAGCCTGTGCTGTGGCAGTAGCTCGCGCAGAAGATGCTGTAAAAACACAAGTTGAGCCCACTCATGTCAGTAGCGAAAAGGTTGTGATCTGTACTGATCAACAAGATTTAGAGTTGCTTCGCAGTACCAATCCCGGTAGCGTGGGTCGACTACATCAATTCCGCCCGCACCCAGATTTTCCAAAACGGTTTTGGTATAACGGCGCTCAATGCAAGTTCTTTTTGGACAGCGCATTTCGAAATCAGGACGTCTACACCTATCAAGGTGTAATTTGCCAGATTCAACGGGATCAATGGGTGGTGGTTGACAAGTTTTAAATATTTGTGTACAATAAGCTATCGTAAAACTAACCTGAAAGGTTTTGTATGTTAATCAAACGTTTATCGGTTTTGGCTGTGGCCACTGGTCTTGTAGCATGTGCAAGTACCACAGCTCAAAAAGCCGAGTCTGTGACTCCTACTGTCACAAAGGTCACAGAAGCGGCTCCGCAAATGGTCCCGGCTCATCCTTATGCCATGCCTGAGCGCCAGGCACGTCAAGTAGTCAAAGCACCGGCATGGTTTGTAAACTTGCCCGAAGACACCGCAGACATGACTTTTTCTGTGGGTACTGCAACATCGACGGATGAACAAATGGCCTATGACAAAGCACGTATGGCCGCAGAGCGCAAACTGGTCGAGCAGGCGTATGCTCGAATTACCACACAAACCAGTAGTTACCGAGCCGATCGCGGTGGCGCCACAATTGAAAACTATCAGCAAGTAACACGCAAAAATGCACGTGGCGAGCTGAGTGGTGCTCAACGAGTAGACAGTCAAGTCACACACGACGGGCAATACTACAAGGTCTACGTTTTGCTTCGGTTGCCCTTGGGCGATGCTAATTTGATGCAAACACGTCGCGATCAAGCTCGCATGCAACGCGAAGCAGATATTCGCAGTCGAGCCGCAGAACGTGACATGGACGCCAACGAAGCTCGAGATGTTAAAATTGAGCAAAATGCTGATAAAGAGCTTGAGCGCAGGCTAACGCCGCAAAGTCAGGTTGCCCCAGTTACTGTGCCTGAAACTGTTAAAACCAGTGAGGGTGAAATCAAGTTATTGGATGTAGATAACGCAGAATACCGTCAAAAACGAGCCGAAGCATTGGCCAAACCCAACGCTGTAGTTGGACAAACCACGCTGAGATAATCAGCCTATAAATAAAAGCGGTGCTAAAAACACCGCTTTTTCTGCTTAATGAACATGCCAACCGAAACCGCACAAACCGAACAAAATCACTCCCAAGCACTTGCCGAAAATGGCATGTATGTTTTCATGGGCGATGTCAATGACGACAGTATCAAGCCAATAATAGAGTGGATATTGTATGAAAACTACGTGACCAAGAAAAAGAAAAAAGAGCTGTTGCTTATGATTTGTTCCGATGGTGGAATGATGCAAGACGCATTTGCACTGATCGACGTCATGCACGCCAGTGTAATTCCAATTAAAACCGTGGGACTGGGCATGATTGCCAGCGCCGGCCTAATGATATTCATCAGCGGCACACCCGGACGAAGAATACTCACTCCCAACACCAGTATTTTGAGTCATCAATTTTCTTGGTACAACGAAGGCAAGGCACACGAACTGTTTGCCACCATGCGAGAGTTTGAACTCACACAGGCCCGGATGATCGAACATTATCAAGAATGTACCGGACTGTCTCAGGAAGAAATACGCCAGCATTTGTTGCCGGCGCAGGATGTATGGCTGTCAGCACAAGAAGCCTTGAAATTAAAAATCTGCGATGAAATTAGTGCGATAAAACGTTGACTTAACGTTTTTTACGTCCCAATGTCTTAACATCGGTGCGTGGTTCTGCTGTGGTTCGAGATGCCCGCGCACCCGGTCCGGCGAGTCTTGGGCTAGAGGTCACAGCATCCAACTCATCAGTACTCAGTTGTGCAGGTGTTCCAGACTTTTCTACATCGTCTACGTCAGGCGCAGATTTTGTACCGCGCTCGTTGCCCACACTGAACGCTAAACGTGAAGTGGGCTTTTTGTTGCTTTGAAAGTCACTGGCTGAAAATTTGATTTTGCCTGTGAACACCGGCGGCCAAATCACATCAAAACGATTGTAAGCCACACCGCCTTCGGTACGTTTGGTAAACTGATTGACCTGTACCAAGTTAGCACGACTCAACATGAACTTGAAAAACTCAGTGGTTAGGTTGATATCTTCATTGAGATACTTTACCACCATGCGAGCCAAGGAAGCAATCAGGTGATAGCTGACCTTGTAGTCGGGCAAGTCTGTTTTGGCATTAAAGATGCTGGGATTTTGTACTATCTCTTGCAAAGTGGGTGTGAGCAAATTTATGTCATTGGTCTTGGCAGCAAGATTTTCCAGTGCATTGGCACCATCTTCGGGGGTGATCATTTCAAACTGTTCGGCCAAACGAACAGGACCTTCAAAGCTCTTGGCATCCACAATGGTTCTCAGTGCAGTGACAAATTTACCGTACTTGCCACCGGGTTCCAGCATCTCTTTGTCTTTGTCGCTAAAACGCTCTGGATAGCGATCGATAATTTCCAAGATACTGGTTGTACTAGCCGCACCACCTTTGCCCTCGGCCTTGTTGCTGATTCTCAAACGTTCGCCATTGGGCCATGAGATTTGACTATCGTACAATGGTTCATTTCCGGCTGCTGGATAGAACACCGTGGTGGCACTGTCCCAACTCACACCCAGCGGCGCTAACAAATCAGTCTGTACTTTATTGTAACTGCCACCAGCAAACTTGCCTGCAACCAAGCCCAATGGAGTGGCTACTTCACCAAAGTCCACTTTGATGTCTCGCTCGTAGCTTTCCAAACCAGCCACAGGAGTGTCAAGGCCAGCCAAGGTGTTGGACAACAACTCACCCAGTTTAGCAGCCAATTCGGGGCCAACCTTGTCATTTTGACTCAACATAGATTCACTTTGAGCAGGAACATCAACAATGGCAAAATTTCTGTTGGTAGGAACGCTGTTTAGCGGCTTGAGATCAACTCTACTGATCACTTCTTCTTTGCGGTTTGTGCCGGTGCCACTCATGCGAGTCTGCTGCCAGGCCAGGCCAGTTTCCCGTTCAAAATCTGCTGGACTCCAATGCACGCCAAGATTGTCCATGCTTCGCTTGTTGTAAAATTTAAAGAAAGGGTACAACATGTTGTTTTGATTTTTCATTATTACCAAACAACCTGCGCCTTTACCACTGGGCATGCGATTGACAAAATGTATGTTTTCCTTGGCCAGGCCCAGGGGAGTAATAGCCGATTCAAGTTCTTGGCCCAATTCCTCCACGGGCACATTGGGCTCTCGTTGTGGAAACAACAACAGGTTATCTATGGTGTATCTGTTGCCTTGTGAATCTAAAAAATAGTGTGGGCTGGTTTGGCTTTCTAACCAACGTTTCGACATACCGCCTGCTGCTTCAGCCAGTACTTGATCTAGTTTATTGAGTAAGTCACGCATTGATTTTATCCGGAATTAATGTTATACTTATGCATTCTACAAGGAGAACCCATGCCAAATCTAGTGCCCATTGTGCTTGAACAAACCTCAAAAGGTGAACGCAGTTACGATATTTACAGCCGATTGTTAAAAGATCGTGTGATCATGCTGGACACCGAAGTCAGCGAACATACTGCCAGTTTGATTGTGGCTCAAATGTTGTTTTTGGAAAGTGAAAATCCTGACAAAGATATCTCCCTATATATTAGCTCACCAGGCGGAAGTGTTACAGCAGGCCTAGCCATCTATGATACCATGCAGTTTATCAAGTGTGATGTGCAGACCATTGTCATGGGACAGGCTGCTAGCATGGGTTCATTCTTGGCACAAGCAGGAGCCGTGGGTAAGCGTTGGGTTCTGCCAGAATCACGCACAATGATTCATCGTGTTAGCTCGGGAACGCCGGGTACACGGGGTTCAGTACATGTGCAAGAGCTACAATTTGAAGATAGTAAACGTGCATATGAAGAAAGCCAGCGTATTAACAAGCGACTGACTGAATTGTATGTCAAGCACAATACCGCAGGCAAGACTTACGAAGAATTGTTTAACGACATGAAGTTCGATACATTCTTGTCAGCTGAAGAAGCCGTTAAATACGGACTTGCTGATCGAGTTGTAGAAAAACGTGCCTAACAAAAACATATTCTGTAATACTCCATGGTATGAGATACAAATCTACTGGGACGGTAGTCTTGGCATCTGTTGCCAAGAAGATCATAAACTGTATTCAGGCAACAGCTATAATATATCTACCACAAGTATTACAGAATGGTTTAACTCTGAACCTGTAAAAAAATTCAGACAGCGCATACTTGGACCAAATCCTGTGAGTGAATGTCGTCGGTGCTATCACGAAGAAGCACAAGGTGCAATGAGTCGCAGGATAAGAAGCAATCAAAAGAGTGTAATATTCACTCAAGCATTTGATGACAGTTTTGAACAGAGTCCTGGCCGACATCATTTTGATATCATCGGCACTACCAACACACACCCAATTGACATACACATTGATTTGGGCAACTATTGTAACCTTGCCTGCAAAATGTGTAATGCACAAGCAAGCTCAACCATTGCAGTACAAGAAGTTAAATGGAACATTGAATCTAGCCGACAGTATGTTGGCACTGATTGGACACGCAACCAAACGGTCTGGAATAGTTTCAAGAGTCAATTATTGAACATACCTGGCCTTAACAATATACATTTCATGGGCGGCGAAACTTTGCTTACAGATCGCTTTGAAGACCTTGTTGATTGGCTTACAGAACACCGGCGCTTTGAAGTGTGTTTAAGTTTTGTAACAAACGGCACAGTCTATAAGTCTGAACTAATGTCCAAGCTACAACGATTCCGCCGTGTGGGCATTGAAATTAGCATAGAAACTGTGGATGAGCATAATGCTTATCAACGACAAGGTACAAACACTACTGTAGTATTGGACAATATTGACCGATATGCACAACTTGATGGTAACAACGTTGAGGTTTGTTTACGTCCAGCAGTAAGTGCATTGACCATTGGCTATCATGCTGAGTTGATTGAATATGCACTCAACAAAAAGTTGCCTATTAAGAGTTTGTTAGTGAGTAACCCTGGCTTTTTAGATGCAAAAATTTTGCCAACCGACGTAAAATTACAATACCTGCAAAAGTATGTTCCGTTGATTAATAAATTGAGCAATTACCGGGGACAAGATTATAATGCAATGGATCCCAATGAGTTCAAACGCAATCTAGCACAACAGGTTGAAATGTGTGTAAACATACTTTCAACGCCTGCTACTGAAGATATTGAACGGAAATTACAAGCAATGGTAGAGCATTGTCGCAAGTGGGATCAGGTCTACGGGTATGATGCTAGACCCCTGTACCCTGAACTATCAACGGTATGGGATCAATATGGATACTGAATATCCAGTTCAGATACGAGTAACACTAGAGCCAGTGGGCGAACCATGGGTAAGTGTAGACGCTGATGGATGGGGTCGAATACAACAACTGACAGAAACAACTGAATTTGATCTTGAGTTCAATGCCCAAGATTGTTGTTGCTTGAAAATAGAACATTTTAAAAAAGCAGACAACGACCCGACCACTGCGGTGATCATTAAAGAAATAAGTTTTTTTGGTATCGCTGACCCTAAATTTATCTGGGCCGGGGTATACTATCCAGACTATCCCGAACATTATCCGGACAAGCAATTGTCATTGCCAGGTCAGACATATCTGGGATGGAACGGTGTGTACCGGTTGGAATTCTCTATACCGGTGTTTACCTGGATGCACAAAATTAAAAATTTTGGATGGATTTACGGATGAACTTCCCAGCCTTCGCGAGCCCAACGATACAGCATTAGTAGATCTGCAATCATTTTGCGTATAAGGCCTTGACTTGGGCTATTTTACCTGCTCTGGCCAGTACTGCGGCTGCACGGGCTTGACTCATGGCTTCAAAAAATTTCCAAAATTCCTGTATAACTTGTTTCATATATAACCTCCTTGTTGTGTTTGATAGAATTGACGTTCAAAGTACTCCACGTCGGCTATGGACTTGGGGTAATGGCTGGAGATGTAACGTTCTAAACGGGATTGGTAATCCTGTCGAGGAAACATCTCAGCCAATCTTTTTAAGATTTCTGCTAACATGATATTGTCTCCTTCTCAGTATTTACCATGAGTCTCTCATGGTTTCTACTTATACTACCCAAGATTAGTACTTGAGTACTAATTTTGCCTAGGTTGACCAATAAATCATCTTTTGCTATAATACTGGTATGCTTTATTTTGCCTATGGTCTTAATACCAATGCCCAGGACATGTCTGTGAGATGTCCGGCCGCAGTGGCGTTTGGTCGTGCCCGATTACTGGGTCACCGTTTTCGTTTTGCTGGACCCGCAGATGTGCAGGTTGACTATCGCAGTAATGTCGACGGTGTGCTCTGGGACATAACTGAAGATTGTTTACAGTCGTTGGATACTCTCGAAGGCTATCCCTATTTTTACGGTCGTAAAGAAGCAGAGGTAGAATTTGGGGGCAATAGTTATCAGGCCATGGTCTACTACATGCAACCTGGGCATAAAAGTTCCGCCCCAAGTTCGGGTTATTTTTCCTGCGTTTTGGAAGGCTACGAGGAGTTTGCAGTACCTACCAAACAGCTCTGGGAAAATGTAACCCAAAGTAGTACATTTTTGCCCTACTAATTTTGGTTGACCAATAATTCCCTTTTTGCTATAATATGGGTATAGTAACAAAACAGGAGCCCGAAATGTCCCGACTTGTTGAATACACCCTGGAGATTTACCGAGCTGATCGCCGCATTAAGGAAGGTCGTCGCTTGGTGGATACGCAAGATTTTGCACCCAGCACTCGCGATGGCATCGAGGCTGTCGCGGCTGCTCAGCGTGAGCAGGGCTTTGAAGTTGAAATCCACGAGACTTATGTAACCCGCACCAACCGGATCTCGGGCCAGGAGTTCCAAGAGCGTTATGATACCCCTTACTCGTGCTCGCCCAGTTCTGAAACATATTGGAGCATGTAATATGAGCAAGATCTACATCTGGGCTACCGACGCAGGACATGAGTGGCTTGCGGTCAAACGAACAGAATTGACCAGCATGGGCATTGCCGACAAGATCACTGGCTTTTCCTATGTCAAAGGTGCTACAGTTTACCTGGAAGGTGACTGCGATGCCGCAACATTTATCAATGCTTATCGTGCTCGCTGGGGCCGTGATCCTGTTACACGCCAAGGTAAAAATTGGCTCCGTTGGCCCGGCAGAAACTTTGAAACTTATCAGGTGGCTTAAAATGTACGAAGTTGAACATGTTGTGGTCTGCCCCGAGTGTTCGGAAGAACATGACACTGAAGCAGTCAGTTTTGTCAATGTGGAAGAAGATTTCTTGGGACGAGATGTACTGCATTTTCTTTGTCCTGTGACTGGTCAGATTGCAAAAAGTTTGGTGTATAAACGATGAAATGGTTTGCTGAAACAACCGAGTGGAAAGACTCCACTCCCAACGGCATTTACCTGCTGGATGACTCAAAAAGCAAAATGTATGCTTATCGCAGTCCGCGAGATGCCAAAATCAAAGTGTTCAAAAATCCCATCCGCATTGACATTCGCGGCCGCAAATTTGTGGTAAATTCTGTGCAGTTTAAAACAAAACTCCGGGAAGAAGAACCCGAAGGTCGTGTAATCGAAGTTCGTGGTAGTCGTGGTGACATTTATAAAGTCGTTGAACTCAATGGCAACTACTCTTGCACCTGCTCGGGATTTAAATTTAGAGGCAGTTGCCGACACGTAAAAGAAGCAACGGCCTAACACTCTATGAAAAATACGCCAACGGACCGATATGTGGCAAGCGTGTTCCCACATGTTAAGCCGGGCGAAGTTTATCATGGATGGAGTGAGTGTGTAGATTGGTGCTATAAGAATATCAAAAACGTTGAATGGCGTTATGTGGGCGAGGGTGTGTTTGAATTCAAACATGAACATGACTACATTTGGTTCACCTTGAGGTGGGCTTGAATCCCAAACTGTTATATCAAGTTATCATCCATCGAGATGATTGGCACCTTGCTCAAACCTGGTGCGAAGAAAACATTGGCCAGTTCGATGACACCTGGTACAAACTTGGCATTGATCCCATGGGGATGATGATGCGACCACCAGGATCAAAGACCAAGACCATTTGGTATTTTGCTCAAGAAAAAGATGCTGTGATGTTCAAATTAAAATGGTCATAAACTATTCAGTCATTGACCAAATCTGCCAATAATCCAACCTTAATGCGTTGGATTTGTTTTAGATCTGTAAATATTTGTCCACAAGCCCGCGGGCTTGTAATATAAGGAGTCTATTATGGACAATGTATTAGCAAAGGCCAATGGCCTATTAACCGGTATCATTGATATTGGTGTGAAGTTGATTGCTGCCGGCGTAGTTCTGCAAATCCTTTTTGGTGCCGCAGTCCCATTCCTGTCAATCGACATAGCCGGAAGCGTGATTAAATTTGTGGGAGCCCTAGGCTCTCAAGGTTTGGTTGGGTTGGTGGCCTTGGCAGTGCTCTATTGGTCCTTCAATAAGAAGTAAACTTGATGGCACTAGTTAAAAAGCCCCTTGCGGGGCTTTCGTTTTTTACGGCATGTTTACTTATAGATGTAGTTGATGGTATCAGAATTTTCGCGGTAGATGCCCGCACCATTTCTCAAATGAAATTTGCGAGCCATTTCGGTCTTGGGACTTAGAGTTACATAAGTTTCAATGCTAGGAAATTCTTCTTTGATTGACTTTTGTGCTTCAACGATTAAGTCTCGGCCTGCGCCAGCTGAGTAACTCCAAATGGTATAAAATACCGCAGTTGTGGCACTACCGACCAAACGAGCCATGTCATCAACTGCCGCAGGAATGTCCTCCAAAAACTTTACACAGGTAACTGCCTGCGTTTTATCGCCTTCTTTAAGCATGTATATTCTACTGTTGGAGTTTACTCGTTCAGTCACAGGAATCTCGGGACGCACCGGATCGTCCTTTAGGAGATTAACAATTTCTTCAGTAATAGTGGTGATGATGTTTAACATATCTACGCTCTTGTATGCTTGTAAGCCTATTTATCAAATACACGCATAAAATAAAATTTAGGACCCAGAGGTCCTAAATTTGTTGATGTCGGCTAATGGCTCGAACACGAGCTATAAGCAATCTTGTTTTTACATAATCCGAAAGTTCTTCGTCATCGTCCTCCAGGTCTGGTTGGAATTTAGGAACTTTTGGTTTACGTACACTACTACAAAGATACTCGTCGCCGGGGGCATCACAGGGGTCAACATCTTGAAGCCGGACCAGCGAGTATCTAAGAGGATTACTTCTTAGCAGCTTCGGCTTTGGCGGGAGTTTTGGCTTCGCTTTTGACGTCAGCCTTGGCTGGTGCTGGTGTACTGGCAGGTGCAGTAACAGCAGGCTTGGCCGCGGCTTTCTTCTCCTCTTTTTTGGGTGCTGGTGCTTGTGCAAAAGCGGTAACTGCAACGGCAGCGGCAATGAGTGCGATCAATTGTTTCATAATAATCTCCTTGTGATTTGAAACTGGCAAGAATTTATCTTGCTGTATATACAACGCCATAGCCCAAGAAAGAGTTGACAAATTTAGAATATCTTGCCAAACTACTTGATATTGTTGCACAAGTTCTATACAATAGTGAAATGCTGTACGCAACGGCTACTTTAAAGAAAGGTAAATTTATGCGTTTTAATCCTAAATCTAAAACTTACAAAGTTTTTAGTGCCCTAAAAACCGGGCAAACCCTGACCGCTGCCGAAGCCAAAAAGCGTTTTGGCGTTGGTA